CGTCTGGTGCAGACAAGCCATTGTAGTAATACATGACCTTGTCTGTTGTGTTGAAATAAATCTGTCCAGTAACTGGAGCAGATGGGGCATTTGTAAGCCCTTGAATTCTGGCATTCTGAAGTTCATTCTTATTCAAATTAATGTCAGTTACAAATAATCTTGCCATTTTCTAATCTCCCTTAAGACAGATATGCTGTCCCACCGAATGGTTGTGCCATAGTCAGTGTTATCTTATTAAGACTATTATAATCTATTCCTGTTTCTAATATGTCGCCTGCGCTGTTTTTAACAGTCACATTTGGGTTATACCCCATATTATGGTTAATTTCGACATACCAGTAGGTACCTGCATTTTGAACTTGTGCTATAGAAAATGGATATGTAAGAGTAGCAGTACTTAAAGGATATGATGTGGCTCCCGCCCATGTAGCATCATTTAGTTTTGGTCCATAAAAAAATGTGGTGTTTTTATCATAATAAAAATCGCCTTCAAAACCAAGATTATCTGCTGGAATCCCATTTCCATTTAGGATGGTTTTACCACGAGGTCCTTGAGGACCTACAGAATTTATTACAACCTTATTTACTTGTTCTGTTACTAATACAGTAGGATTATCATTATTATTTACAATTGGCATTATATTGTTACCGATCTGCTCAAAGTAATGAAACCCTCAAGCAATTTAATTTTATTTAAATTGCTATCTGTTAGCATTAAATCATATGAAGATTTTGGATAGAATAATTTATTAGTCTGTGTTGGAGTCATCTTAATGGTTAATTTACCATTTGGCTCGTCTATTAATATTCCGCCTGCTGGTGATGTCAAGGTGAAGGCTAGTTTGCTTCCGCCCTTTGTATCACGAACCTGCATTTTTGCGGAACAGTCTGTAAGAACTATCGGATCACCGTCGTTGTCTTTGTATTCAACGGTAAACGTGAAGGTAGTGTTTTGATCCACTTCCCAATTTTTTTGTCCTGCCATTTGCTAAAATCTCCTAAAAGGAAAACTCCTATGCCCATTTTAGCATAGGAGTCGTCCTAACTACTTATTAAATTATGCTTTCTTTGTAAATCCAAAAGCAGTTTCGTTTGGATTCAAAGCCTTGAGGATAACTGGCAAGCATGCTGCAATACCACCCTTGATCAAGTCTCCTGGGTCTGTGTTACCAGTCATATATAGAGCGATGGCGGCACCAAGAAAATGGCGACCATAGCTTGCTAACGCTGCTAGAATTTTCTCCTGCATTGTTACCTTTCCATCATTGTTCAGATCTTCTTTCATAAAGACCTCCTATTTCTGGGCCGTGTGCCCAGGAATTTTGGGTATTACCCCAATTCTTATTATATACCTTTTAAGCGGAAATGTCTACAATCTCACAATTTCCATCTGATGTACAGGCTAGTGTTTGTGTTCCGCTTGTTCCATCTTCTGTTTCGTAAAAAGATAAATCTTCCCATCGAATATTTGATGGCATTTTAGCAAGAAGTTCCAAATATTCTGTTTCTGTAACTTCCTGATATGGAGCCTGCTTATATGAATGGTCTGAATGCGGCAGGAATGAAATACCTGATACCTCATCAAAATGCTTGTATACCCAAGCACCTACTTCCATCCATTCATCTTCTTTTACAGATACAGTAATTGATGGCTTATGTTCACACCATTCACGCTGATATACAAGCCATGTGTTCAAATGATCAATTGCTGTAAGGTCATCACGAACAATTGCACCTTCTGGTGCTTTTACTGGAAATGAAAATACGTATGTATCATTTGGCTTCATAAAATCATCTTCTACTGGAATTCCAACTTCTTTTAAAAATGTAGATAGTGGATCCTTCTTATCGCCACGAACTGTACGAATATAATATGGTGAATGCCATGCATGCATTCCTGAAGATACCCCAGTTAACTGTGAAACTGTTCCTGATGGTTTAACGCAGGTAATTGCTGCTGAAGGATTAATACCAATTTTTGTAGACTCATCAAGATTTTTTTCTCTTGCTAAGTCACGTATTTGAGAAAGGAACTTGCCTAGATCTTCTAGGTTTTCTTTTCCAGACATAAACTTATGTCCAAATTGTCCTGTAAGAGAAACTCCAAGTAAACGTTCTTCTTCTGTATTATCTTTCCATACCTTACGAAGATACTTAAAGTCTGTAAGGGTAGATTGCCATGTTCCAAGAATAGTAGCCAATTCTACTTTACGCTGAATGTCTTTTTTACTGTCATTCTCACGAATTACAACTTCAGAAAGGTTGCAAAATTGGTAAGGTCTGAGGATAATCTCTGAACAAGGGTTGGTTCCGTAATGGATTTCAGGGTCTCTACGTCCCCATCTTGCTGCCTGCTTTTGAGCAGCAGCCACATTGTATATGCCTCGTTCTCCTGATTTAGAATCATATAGGTTTTTCCATTCTGCAATAAATTGCTCCATTTCTGGCTTGCGAGAATATGCAACTGAATTATTTGACAAGGCTCGTTGTGAATTATTTTCCCACCAGTTGCCTGACTTTGCTGCTGCCATTTCAATGTCATTAATATTAGATAAAGAAATCATTGCAGAGCGACGAACACCACCAACAACTACAATTTCGCCAATCTTACACATTATATCGTGAGCCTCGATAGGCTTCAACTGACGACCTGCTGCTGATTTAAACTTTGCAATTGTAAAATCAAAAAGATTTACAAGGGGTTGTGGTCCAGATGAACGACCACCCATTGTCTTAAGACGAGCACCTGCTGGACGAAGCTTTGATACATCAATTGCTGGAATTTGTCCTGCCCAAAGCATTGCAAGAAGTTCACGATAAGCCTTTGCCCAACCTGTCTTTGAATCTTCAACTACAATTACAGTTGTTGACTTCTCAAATGATTCTGGGACGGCAGGAAGTTTATTAACGTACTTATATTCAACAGAGAATCCTACTCCAGTTCCACACATAAGAATATACATTGTTTCATCAAATGATCTTGGATTATCTACTGGAACAAATGAGCAGTTATATCCTGCAACATGATCTCTTTCCAGTGCTGCGCCTGCAGTCATTACAGAACGCATGGATGGCATTACATTACGATTATAAACAGCATCCTTAAGTTCTTCTACAAGTTTTGTAGATGGCTCGTAACTATATTTCTGAAAAAGATGATCAAGCATAAACGCAAAATATCTGTCTACTGTTTCACCCCATGTTTCACGGCGATTCTCTTCTGGAATCCATCTCGCATATCGTGATAAAGCAATAAAGTTTTCATAGGGGTTTTCAATAATTTTTGACATTTTGTGTGTAAAGCTCCTTCTCCGCCTTGCGGGTTAATTAAAAATTTGAATAGATACCAATTCTACCAAACTTTATTTAGCGTGGGAAGGGGTTTTAAAATTTTTCTTCTAAATGCTTAAATGCATTCTTAGTCAACTTAATCCAATTGTATTCTTTGTGAATTTCAGTCGACTGAGCATAATAATAACCAGAATATGCTCTAAAGTTTTCTGTAACGTCTAACATTTGTTTTTCTAAATGATCTTGATCTGGTTTAAACATTTGTCCAACATGTGGATCACCAATAGCTTTTGGTAAAGTCTCATTTGTAAGTTGAGACTTTAACTTTAATGGACCTATATACTTTTCATATTGTGCCCAAGGATATGTAGTTATTGTTGGCATTCCACTTGCCAAACCTTGAAGTGGGATAAAGCCAAAACCTTCTCCCCATGTAGGATAAACCAAACAATGGTGGGTATGATAAAGATTTACCAGATTCTCAACACTCATTTCATCTGTAATAATAGATATATTTGAATACTTTTCATTTGGCATTATTGAATTGCCAAAATTATCATAATATCTTAATGTATGTGTATGATGTGCTTTTATTGTTAATCTATATTTAGGATTATTTCCAAATAGTTTAGCAAATGCTTCTAATACATTTTCCCCGCCTTTTCTAGGAGCAGGTTCTCCAACATGTAGAAATCTAAATACATCATTTACTTTTCTACGATATGGTTTCCAAATATCTTCTATGCCATGTGGATAAACTAATATATCTTTATTTACTCCATTGTTTTTAAATACTTCTGCATTCCAATTAGATGTAGCCCAAACTTCATCACAAACATTATTATATGCATCTACCCAATCTCTACGCATAGATGTAGATTCCCATGGAGTATAACCAATTTGATATTGATTTTTATGTAATTTAAAATGTTGTGGTTGTGTAAAGTTTAGCTGTACTTGAGATTTAGGATCTGACCATCTGACTTCATGGCCTAATTTATGTAAAGAATTAACTATATTTTGTGCAGCGTACCCAAAACCAACAGCTGGATTTAATCCAGATCTTGGAACATACAAAGAAATACGCATATTATATCCTAGTCAACTGACTTGACAGCAACTTACCGCCAATGCTATTATTATAGTTCGTTATCTCTATAGGAGGAAATGCCCATGGAGAATATCAAACAACGTTTGAGCGAAGTTGCTCATAGTTGGGTGCATATAGGAATGATAACATTATTTCTATTTGGTGTCCAGCCATCAGCAATAGAAACTCAAGCAAATGCTTTAACAGCGGAAGTTGTTAAAGAAGAAACAAAAAATGAAAAACAACTGAAAAAAGAAACGCTGGAAAAATTCAGCAACACTGTATACAAGCCTTCGGAGATGCTTACAGATAAAGAGTTAATAAATTTACTCTGGGCTGTAGGTTTTGAAGGAAAAGCCCTTAAAACGGCTTGGGCTATTGCTAAGACAGAGTCTAATGCTAGACCTCTAGCTTACAATGGTAACAGGAATACTGGAGACAGTTCCTACGGAATTTTTCAGATTAATATGTTGGGTGAACTCGGCATTGATCGGAAAGAGAAATTCGAACTGAGGTCAAATATACTTTTATTTGATCCCGTAGTAAACGCAGAGATAACGTATTACATGACCCAAGGCGG